AGCTTGCCTTTGGCCTGCTTAACTTCGATCATGTAGTTGCGTCCGCGCCATCCTACCACAAGATCAGGGAATCCCTGCCCTACTGCGCTCATAACAGCGACTGATGCCCCAATCTTGCGTAGGTATGCTACTATCTCTTTTTGATTTATGTCCACCTTTGCTGCCCTTTTCATGATTCAAACAACGTTATTGGTAGATTTTCATACATCATTTGATTTTTTCTTTTGCTCGCTAATGCTAAATACTTTTCATAAGCTGAACTTTTATGTTGTGTAAATGAAAGCCCCTTGCACCAATAATCATTGCGTAGTAAACTTTTACATACTCTGCGCCAGCTTGGAACTTTGCGCTCTTGCTCTAATCTATAATCTGCTTCATCTGGTATACCTTCTGGATATCCTCTTTCTATCCACCACTTTTGAAAGTGCATGATCTTTGCTTCGTAATGAGTACGTGTTTTAGGAGGCATTGACTTAACAAGCATTTGTGCAAAGCTCTTCCAAGTATGATGCTCTGGTTTACTGATCTTTCTATATCCATTAACGTTGCCATTTTCCTGTATATATAGTGCGCCACTATTTGCTCCATTTACACGAGCTACAACCTTTGCCCATGTTTCGGGTTCGATTAAGTGATAAAGCCATAGACCGCGCCGTTGATCGTCACCATACGGTTGACAGATCCGCATTTGGTGGATAGTTAATCCGGCAAGGTGCATCCTGTTATAAAGTTCGTTTAATCTTTTGTCTGGATTTTTCGCATGATATATCCAAAGGTCTTCTGTTTTCCAATCATATACTGGATAGCAATTAAACACGTGTGGAGTAACTACCGTAGTATATGATTGATCTTTGTATCGCGCTTTTGTCGTGCTAGATATTGTACGCCATCTGTTCAATGACTCATCACTTCTAATACCAACAAAGCATGCCGTTGTTTCATCTTCAGAATACCATTCGCCAAACAAAGGAACAAACTCTTCAAACTCCATGCCTTTTTGAAAAAAATCAAAATGCTTATGATTCGTAATTGAATACTTTGACGGATCACGTACCCAATCAAGTTGCCTTTCGTCATCCCAGCATAACCAATGCGGTTCGTATACACTTACTGCATTGCGCAAATGCAAGGGCAATGATACCCAAAATGGATTGATTATATCGGAATACTCATCAAACAACGATTCAACATGCTCAATTGTGAGTTTGTATTGAGCTTCTAAATCCACAAACAACAGCCCAATTTTCACATTTCTTTTGCGTGCCTCTTCAGCAACAATATGAAGCATGACGGTAGAATCTTTTCCACCTGAAAAAGAAACATATTGTCTTTGTGAATTGTCAAAAGCCCAAGATATTCTTTGCTTTGCAGCATCGTAAACATTTATACCAAGTCCCTTTTTCACCCTTGCTCCTCAAAAATGTTTAGTTGGTAATTCTTTGTTTGTCGCTCAACCCAAATTTTGTACGCTATTTCAGCTTGTTCATTAGCTAAATCTTGTTGCTTTGGCGTTAAATGATGCCACGCCATGCGCACAATGTATTCTGGGCAATTAAAAGCAATGCAGCAAGCAGCATGACCAATCCATGCTTTGTGATTAATGTCAGCATTGGAAAGATTCTGATCGCATGAGATAGGCCATTGCGTTATTACTTGTTTCATCCAATGACCATAAAGCATGTGGTCGCCGGTAAACTCTATTGCTTTCTTTAGGTATTGCTGTTCCTGTTTAGTATCAACCCTTCTCCACATGCCTTGCTTGTATTCTTCCCATTGCAAATAGTTATGATATTTCTGTTTCATTGTAATCCTCTTGAACAGTAATATCTGCCGTCCATGCTTCGCTAAATTCCTTATCTGCAAACATTTCCGCTAGTCCAGTTATTTGCGTCAAGCGCAATACCTCGTCGCTATCCATGCCTAGCTCCCTTGCAATCTTTTCATCTGACCAATTACGGCGCTTTAACTCAATTACAATGTCAGACATTGCTTCTACCTTATGCTTTCCTCGTGCTCTGTTGTGACGTATGGTGCTCGCAATACGATCGTTACGGTCTGTGCTGTTTTGCTTTATTTCAACAAGTGGCAAGTAGCCGTGTACTCTAGTATTTATTTCTTTTGATTCTTTGCCTACACGATTTCTGTGAAATCCATCGACAACTTCATATTTGAAATCCCTTTTCCAGCCAACAATTGGTTGTGTATATCCGTCATTTTGTATCGAAATTTTTAGTAGCTCCATCTCCGGCGGTGCTACGCTATTTGGATTGTAGTCATTGGCTTCTACGGTATCGTTTTTAACCCATACGACACAATCCACTGGTTCGCTATTAAATGGTGACACTTGGTGCAAATACCTTTTTGCCATATTGAGCATGTGTATTTTTTGGTCTACATCTTGCTCATTGTCAATATGGCTAACCAAATCGTTTAGTAATTCGTTGTAATCCATTGCTCCCTCCTTGTATTAAAATGGTAAATCGGTAGGTTCGGCGATAACTGTTGCTTTGCTTGCAGGTGCGTTCTCGCCTAGCTTGTCAATCTTCCAGCAATCGAGCGATGTAAACCAGCCCATGCCGCCTTCGCGCTTGTTGTAACCGCGTCCGCGCAAGTTTACGCGGGCTGTTACGGTATCGCCAACCTTAAAGCGGTCTAGCTCCTTGCACTTGTCTTGAGTAAACTGGCATTCCAGTTCCTGCGGATATTCCGATTGCGTCTTGACTACGAAAGATCGCTTCTGGAATGTGTCTTTTACCTGCTGCGTCTGTCCGATGTGGATCAGTTCGCCCGTGATGTTGATTGCGTCGCTGCTCATCGTGTGCCCTTCTTGCGCATTCTTTGCGCGATAGTTGTTAATACATCCAATGCGGCTTTGTATTCCGCTGCATCTCTGCTCATGTTCGCTTCGTATTCGTAGATACCGGCACGTTCATGCCATTCTACAAGCTGATCGTCATCAAACCTCGCTACGCAGTGGATAACGAAGTCTGGGTCTGTTTGTTCGTTACTCATAATGTCCCCTATATTCGTTTACCCCTTGTAAGTGAGTGCGTGACTCCTTGCTCCCTCCGTGAGCCGTCGGACGAAAATCTGGCGGCTCTTTTATTTTACCCATTCGCCCAAGCTGTTCTCATACCCGAAAACCGTAGTAGATAGCGGGTAACGTGCAAGAACTGCTGATACGTCTTTGCCTACTGCCCCGCGCACCTTTGTGTTATGTGCATCTTTGAGCTTTGCTTGGTCTACTATTTCTTCTACTATCTTGACTATCTCACGTTCTGCCGGCATGTTTGATAGCCGCTCCAGTATAAGCGCAATATAATCCTTTGCTGCCGCTATTGCATCCTGTTCGTTGATAGCATCGTTTACTATAAACTGCTTACGGTATCTACCACCGCGTTGCGCCTGTACCGATGCTCGGATAGCTACTACCTTGCCGCTGATACTCACTCGCTCTATACGCTGCTTCATACGATCCCCACTAGCCAAAGAAAGAAATAGAGCATACATGCAAATGCTACGATGCAAGTCAGAGCCACAAAGAACAGGATCAGTACCATAGCATCCGCCGCGAAGCGTGCTAGGTCGATGTCGCTATGCTTGCTCATGCTTGCCCCCTTTGTGCGGCTTGTAGTTAGCGCAGTAAAAGGTATCAGGATCATCCAGCTCTATTTCTAACACGTCGCAAATTGCGACTGGTACGGAGATGGTATAGAATCCTTCGTAGCTCAATTGATCGCGCTCGTATTCTTTCAATCGGCTGCATGTTCTGCATGTGCCGTGCTTGTTATCGTGCATTGTTTACTCCTTGTGTTAAAAGTAGGGGCATTGGCTTCCCAACCTCCGCCCCTGTCCCAAACCTATACCACGTCGTGGTACTTGCACAACCGACATCGCAGGGGCATTCCCTGCTTTGTTAGTTGTAATAAGACTGCATTTTGCAATCTATGCTTCATGACTTGCGCAATAACTTAACATCCACCCAATCAACTGGCCGATCCTTTGTGTGCAAGAAGTTAACGCGCTTGATGATCTTGCCCTGCCGCCACGCATCCCATGCGCGGATTAGCCCGGAAGCCATAGCAAAATTGCGGATGATGTGCCGATTGTTCTTGAGCCGCATCAATGTCTCGCGAATGTTGATGATGGTTTCATCTTGTGGCAGAAGCGGCATACCAGTTTGCAGCACGTCAAAGAATCTATCTGCTTGTTGAGGAAAATGCTTGTCAATCAGGTAATGAGCGGCAAAAATCGACTTTGCATTGCCTAGAAGCTCTCTGTATTTGTTGTAGCGCGTACCATTGATCTTGGTATTGAAAAACACTTCGTTTGCAGCCATATCGAATTGCTTGATCTTATCTACAACGCGCTGATCGTACATAGGATTCTTCGATTCTAATGATAAGACAACGCCAGCTACCGCAGCTTTAACATTGGCATCCTTGATACCAGCGATTCCTAGCTGATCGCCGGGCGTACGTGCCCGCCCTGTATCAATAGTCATCTTGGCTTTAACAGGCAGATTGTACGTTACCATCATTTGCACAGGTCTATCAGCTTTGACCACGCCAAATAGTCTATGGTGGCAATCAATTAAATTCCCGTTAACGTCAAATGCTGGCCCGCTGTTGTCTATTGTCCAGTTACCTTCTAAAATGTATTTGGCAAACATATCTACGCGCTGATGCGAGATTGCTCTATTGCCTGCGGATTTAGAAAGAAAATCCCTTGCTATTTGTGGCGTGATGGTCATTTCGACCGAATATATGTTGCTCATCCTTGTGCCCCTTCCGTTGGCTTATAGGTTAGTTTTTCCAGCATTACCAGCGCTGGGTTGTTTTCTTCGCAATCTTCGTACGCATCGTTGAGCAATCGCATGATCTGGTTTGCAAGCTGCATTGTCGGTAGGCAGTCCGCTACGCAGAAGTCAGCATCGAGATCGACAACGGAATAGAATCCGCTGGGCTGCTTCCATGTTCCTAGCTTTCTCATTGCTTGACTCCTTTTATATCGACCATCGCACTATTCAGGTTTGCAAATGTTGCTCTCAATTCTTTTTGCATTGCTTCAGATTGCGTTGCTATTATTTCTTCACATTGCACAACGTAATACAATGCTTCTAGTGCTTGATCAGATGCAATAAGTAGTTTTTGTAATTGTTCGTACTCTACATATTTGCCTTCTGAATCAACAGTAGATATCGCTACTGCGCTCATTGAGTATCTTCTCATCGCTGCACCTCCGTATATGCGCCCTTACTCCAAACCAAATCCAGCTCTTTGGCACGTCGTGCTACGTATTCGCGGATCGGTGCTTTAATGCCTTCGTCTACGCTCTTGATTTGCATCACAATCGCCGTTAGCTCTTCTGGCCCCGTAGCGGCGTCAATAGCCGATAACCACTCCGTTATAGCTTCGTCCTGCTCTGACGTCGTAGCGGGCTTTATAGGCGGCAATTCGATGCGTTCCGCGCCCTGCACTTGCACAACTTCCTCTTCGTCCAGCATACCGAGACCGCATGCGCTCAAAATAGCGCGTCGCTTTGCCTGTGTTGCTGCTTTCTTCATCGCATTGCTTGCCGCATCGCCGCGCATACCGCCAATTGTAACAGCTCCTATGTCCTCGGAATAGCTGCCCGTTGGTGTCTCGCATCGCGCGGTTACTACATACTGATCGCCGATAACCTCGCGAGCTACAATTGCCACGCGAAGACCGCGGATGGACGTTAGTTGTGCCGTGCACGTCTTGTTTGCGTACAAAGTGAGCTTGCCCGATAGCTTGATAAGATCAAATGGCTTTTGGTATGGGTCTAATCCCACGCGCTCACATACCAGCTTGTAGTATTGTATGCGCTGTTCCTGCGACATAGCCGATAGATCGCCGTTAACTACCAGCGTCTCAAACAACGCTGCCGCCTGCGATTCACTGATAGATGCTGCGACCGCCGTATTAGTCGCTGTAAGTGCCTGTGTCATCGTCCCTCCATTATAGCAGTTAGTTGATCGCGCATCTGGTACGCTTCTTCTTTGTTGCTGTATCGTGCAACTTCGCGCGAACTAGGATACTTTTTGCGTGTCAAGTTGCCATAGTCAAAGAGTCTAATCGAGTAGTGTGACTTTTCCGTCTGGCAGTTCATTAGCGCGCGGCCTCGTGCCCTGCGCTTTAGATCAACCCACAAGGCCAATCCGCCGCCTTGCTCGATAATCTTCTTTGCCTCTGCGTTGTCCGTTACAATAGCCACCTTGCTCGCCTTGCTCTTTGTGGGCGGCCTTAATGCTGCCATTGCGTGTTTGACCTGATCTAATTGCATAAGCAGGTCATTTTGCAATTTTTCGAGCGCTTGATACGCATCGATTATCGCGTTGCTCATTTTACCTCCAGTCGTGTTGTGTTAATTAACCTTGCCCCGTCCACCGGTACGCCGTTCTTGAGCGCATCGGCAATTGCTTTCTTGTCTATCGTAAATGATACCTTTTCTACCTTGTACTCGCTAGGCACTACCACCTCTTCCAATATCTCTACCTTTGGTGGGTTCTTGCGTAGTTTGAGCGTGTAGAGATCGGTCACAATTTCCTTTAACTCTACCATCTCCATGTGACGTTTAACAGCGTTCTCAAGCCGCTCTGCCCTTGTATTACGTTCAGTTAGCAATGATTGCAAGCGTTGTATCTCCAGCTTGATTGCCTCCGCTGACATCTTGAGATTAGCCGCGATGTCCATTGCCTGCACAATATACTCACGGAAGTTTTCGCCCGCTTCTTCGATTGCATCTTCAAACATTGCCACAACTTCGGGATCGTCTGTATGCATCATTTGATTCATGAGATCAACTAGCTTGTAGGCCGCGCCACTGCTACTCGTGAACGTCTGCTTGCTCTCTCGGAAAATCATTTTTCTTCCCCTGTATAAATGTTCGTATGTACGTCTTGCACCAATGTTGGAGCTGCTTCTGCGTGCTCCGTCCGTCCTTCTTTGCGTCCTGTAATAAGGTTTTGTGTGACTCCAAATCTAAACGGATCATCTTGTGCTGCGTAGTGTGCTTCATCTTCCCACCATTCGTATTTGTTTTTGGTACGTTTACTGTCTTCTTCAATCAAGAATAGTTTGCGCTTGGTCATGCTCATTTTGCACCCCACAACGTAACGGTCTGCTCTGGCTCTTCTATCGTGTATTCGATACCCATCACTTCTAGCGCTTCGATTATCATCTTGAAAAGCCATATAACAAACTCAATCAACATTTGCTCGTATTCCTGTTCTTGTTGTTTTGTATAGCGTTTCATCTCGCACCCCACAATGTTACTGTTTGTTCTGGCTTGATAATCGGATCTGGTGTTGCAGCTATTGCCAATGCTGACAGCGTAATAGCAAGCAGAGCGATAAGCCCTACGCCTACCATATACAGCTTCTGCCGATACGATGCGCTCAAGTAAGGAGCCACGCGCCAGTACGTCTTGCCGTCTGCCGTACGTGTTGTCGTGAATTCGATGCCGATGTTCATGATGTTACCCTTGTGAAATTGGTGATTTACGATTTAGATTACGAATTGCGCTGGCTTCCGACAATCCAATAGCTGATATCTTTCGTCCGCTGCGTGCCGTATAGGTCGCTTTATAGACGTTGTGGATGCCGCGCTGCATAGAGTGCTGTTGCTCAATGCTGATAGTGATTGTTTGCTTGTTCATGATGTTACCCTTGTAAAAAGTGAATGATTGCAGTGTAGGATGCTGCGCCCCGTGGTTAGTTATTTGCAGATTTCTATAAACTTTACAGAACCAGAATTGTAGATTTTGGCATCTACGCCCGCTGCTTTCAGACGCTCAACAGCGTTTGTTGCTTGCTTATAGTTTACATATGTGCAAGCGTTAAGACCGAAGCGGCCTGTCTTTGCAAGAACCGTTGTACCGTAGCGGTTGTTGAGCTTTGTTGTTTCGATTGCGTTTGTCATTGCCGTGCCCTTGTTAAGTGTGAACTTGATTACGTCACAAATATACGTAAACATTTTGTCTACACAATAGGCAAATGAAAAAAAATGCAAAAAAATTGCACTTTTTCTCAAATAGGTAAAAATATCGTGGTTTTCTTTACGCTTTGGCGTCGTAAACCATAGCATCAGGCACGTTCAGCTCGCTAGGTAAGCGGTACGCAATGATCCGCGCCTTGTCATATCCTGCTATGCTTACCTTGTTTGACTGGTTACCGCCTAACACATAGACGTATTTAGCCGTCTCGCGTACGTAAAAGCCAACGTGACCGCCTCCCGTGCGGGTCATGACTACAATACAGCCCGGATGCGGCTTGCATGACTGCCCATATTTAGACCACGACCGCGCTGCCGCTGATCCAGTCACACTATAACCAGCATTACCTACGCACCAGTTGACAAAAGAAGAACACCACGGCGTCTCATCGTCCTTCGCCTTCAACGTCGTGCGCTGGTGGTACTCAACGATGCGCTTGTTATGCTTTGCGCCTGCTATTTCGGCCTGCCCTTTTTCCTTTTGCGCGATCTGCATCCAGCTATATTCGGTCGGCTGCTCTACCTTTGGAGTGTTTAGCTGTTTTGATATATTGCCAGACCATGTTTTCAAGGCCAACAACAAGTTCTTCATCATCAAATCGCCTTCCTATCGTGTAAAGTGCCGCATGTATGAATTCATGGATAAAGGTTTGCGTCATCGTGTCCGCTGTGCAGGGCTTGCCTTCGACAGTCCGCGCGATCCGGATCGTGTAGGTGTCTATGTTGCATTCGCCGTACAAGTGCTGTACTTCGCCCGCAGGGGTCACTACAACAATAGACTTTTGCAGCTTGACACGCCACGTATTGCCGCCGAGCTTGAAAGATGTTGGTGTCATCGCACCACCCCTTGCAGGATTACTTTGTTGTGAACCGTAAAGTTACCCTGCGCTTCTAACTCCACCAAAGCTACGCCGTGATTCCAGTTGTTACGAGGCGCGTAGCGGGGGTTTAGATCGCATAAGCACCCAACAGACCATCCAGCTATAAATGTACCGTCCAGCGGCCTTCTAAACAGGTCTGTGGATGTTTTATGCACGTGCCCGACCATCACATTGTCTACGGCTTTCATGCGGTAGTTACGCGCTGGATTAACACCACCGCCCCCAAACCATTCGTGACCGTGATCTATCCATAGCTTGCCCGCTTTAACCTTTGCCCGCTCGTCTACCCACTCTATACCCTGCTCATGCAAACCCAGCATCTCTTCTAGAATGATCGTGCCTTCTAACTCTTTGGCTTTCTGTGCTAGATAACGCTTGAGCCGCTCTTCGTGATTGCCTTCGCGGTAGACAATCCGCACCTTATCGCCAAAGAATTGGCGTAGATGTTTGACCATC